CACTGGCAAGGCACAATAACAATATAGATAGAGGAAGCAAGTCCTACAAGATGGGGGGAGGTGATGACCTTCTCATTAACCTTGAAGGCACGGGTGGGGAGTTTGCGTTTTGCAAACTAAAAAACATTTATCCCGACATGACAATTGACCATCCTATCCCTTTTGACTGCTATATTAACGGACACGGATATATTGATGTCAAAACAACTAAGAAGACAAACGGAATGCTTTTAGTAGGCGTTTGGAAATCAAGGTCAATACCCGACTATTATGCTTTGATGGTGGGAGAGTTTCCTACTTATGAGTTCAAGGGATTCTTCCCAGGTAATGACTTATTTAATGATGGCAACCTTGTTGACTTGGGACATGGACCAACTTACGGAATACCACAGGACCGATTAAAAATGGACCTATGAGGGTAGTGCAAATTATTTACTTTATCCTTATCTCTTTACCATTGGCGGTCTGTTTTTATATGGGTGCAACCATTATTTTACTTATAAAACAAAAGTTTTGAGGGACATAACCTATCATCTTGAGAACGCAGTTGAGTATCTTGTTTATGATTTATCTATTGAGGACATTGAAGAACGCAGGGCAAATGCGGTCGCCTATCGGTCAGGTAAATGCGTTTGTAACTTTATGGGATATCCTCCCAATAAGATTAGCGAAATGAGGCAGATAGGTCGCAAGGTTATAAGCAGAAATGATGGCAAAACCTATGCGGTCCGTATAAAGAAAAAATTGCAAGATGTTAAGTAAAAAGTTATATTTGGACTACTTGATAGTGGAACATCAAGAGCATTTAAAAATTATTAATGCCTTAGAGAGATTCGGAGGTTTGCAAGAGCAGACCTGTTCCACCCGAATCTTTTTAAGGTATTTTTTTTAGTATGAAGAAAGATGCGTTTTATTTTCCGCATTTTGCAAACTCAAGGAATGATAATAAGATAATGAGATTGCGGTTAGAATTAGGTCTTGAAGGTTATGCTATCTATTTTATGTTACTGGAAGTCCTTAGAGAACAAAATGACTTCAAATATCCAACAAAGGATATAGATATCCTTGCTCACCAATTTGTTACAAGTGAGCAAAAAGTTCGTGTAGTCATTTGCAACTATGGACTTTTTGAGGTAGATTCAGATGAGATGTTTTTTAGCATCAAGCAGATTTACTACCTTCAACCTTACATTGAAAAGACACAAAGAGCAAGAGTTGCAGCACAAAAAAGGTGGGATAAGGTAGAAGCAGATGCAAATGGAATGCAAATGCATAGCAAATGCAATGCCGATGCAATGCAAATAAAGGAAAGTAAAGTAAAGGAAACTAAAGTAAAAGAAAGTAAAGTAGGTTTTATACGTCCTGAATTATTTGTAGTTCAGAACTATTTTGAACAAGTAGGTAACCTAACCGAAGCAGAAGGATTCTTTAACTACTATGAGAGCAATGGATGGAAGGTAGGAAAGAACCCAATGAAAGATTGGCAAGCAGCATCAAGGAACTGGATTAAAAACTCAAAAAACTATAAACAAAATGGAACAAGCACTAAGTCAAACTTTGACATCTATAATGAGAAACGAAACGAAATCCATGACTACTTCTCCGAGATTGACAGACTCAGAGCAACTGGACCTGGAACGTTTTAAACTTGCAAGAGCATCTGAAAAGTTAAACACTGTAAGCATTGCACTTGTAGTTGATGAACTTATAAGGGGAATGCATAAACTTGGCATCAAAGGGGATAAGATACCCAATAAAGAGGAATTATCTGTAATGTATAAGTCAATCGTTGAGGAATACCCTAACATAAAGTTCGGTGAGTTATCCCTTGCTTTTGATTTAGCAAGTAAGGGGAAACTTGATATGGAAGCAGAAACCTATCAGAACTTTTCAGTATTATATCTGCATAGGTTACTTAGAGCATTTGCAAGGTATGGGATGCAGAAACTTAATGAGATTAAACCAGTTCAAGAAAGCAGTTGGAATCCAAGATTTGTTACCGATGACGAAAAGATAGAAACTGCGTTTGATTGTTATAAAAAATTTCGCATTTGGGATAGCATCGTGTTCGGGGTGGATGTGTTCCATATCCTGCATAAGCAAGGCAAAATAATTGTAGAAGTTGATGATACCTATGATAAGGTTCTAAAGGCAATGAATGAGAAATTATTTGAGGGGTCAAGGCAGGACAAGATAGACATAAGAAACAAGATGAAGGATGATGACTACATGGAGCATCAATGCTATCGGATGGCGGTAGCAGATTATTTCACTAAACTAATTAACAGAGGATAATGAAATCTTTCTTATATAATATGGACTATGTAAATAGTCAGTCAAAGCAAAATCTTTTTAATGTAGTTTCTTTGTTTGCAGGTGGTGGTGGTTCATCAACTGGTTATCGTTTAGCGGGTGGAAATGTTTTGGCAATAAATGAATTCATTGAATCAGCACAAGAAACATATCAACAAAATTATCCTGATACACATATATTTAAACAAGATATCAGAGAACTAACTGGTAAAATAATATTAGACAAACTACAAATAAAAAAAGGAGAATTGGATATTCTTGATGGTTCACCACCTTGTGCAAGTTTTTCCATTGCAGGAGCAAAAGAGAAACTATGGGGTGAGGTTAAAAAATACTCAGATACAGAACAAAGAACAGATGACTTATTTTTTGAATTTGCAAGAATATTAAATGAGATACAACCCAAGGTTTTTGTATGTGAAAATGTTGCAGGTTTAGTATCAGGTGTATCATCAAAATTATTAGGGAATCAGCAATACAATATATTTGGTGAAGAAGAAAATACGATATATCACACATTGACAAAGTGCGGTTATTCTGTCAGGTTTAAAGTATTAAATGCCAAGAACTATGGAGTTCCACAAAATAGGGATAGAACAATATTTATCGGAGTGCGAAATGATATAAAAAATGTCATTACATTTCCAAAGGTATTTCCTGAGATTGTAACAATAGAAGAGGCATTGAATGATGTTGAATATATAGAAATGAAACGAAAAGCATTTGGAGAATCAACACCAAGAAGAGCAGATAAAAATAGCGTTTGCTTTACAATTACGGCAGATGGACTTGGTGCGACAAGAAGATATAAAGTAATAAGAACCAATAAAGAAGAAAACAAATTGAGTATTGATGAGTTAAAAATATTAAGTTCTTTTCCGACAGACTACAAGTTGACTGGTTCATACAGTAAGCAGTGGGAAAGAATAGGGAGAGCAGTTCCTCCATTGATGATGAAAGAAATTGCAGAACATATTTATAAAACCATATTAAATAAGTAATCAATATGGACCTCTCAGTCGGATTAATAACAAAGTTTGCATTAATGAAGTTGGAATCCAAAGGTTACTATGTTTGGCGTAATAACAACTTGTCTGTACCTGGCAGGAAGTTCATTGGGGAGAGAGGTGTAGCAGATATAACAGGATTCTGCAAGACTACAGGCAAGGCGGTTTATTGCGAGGTTAAAACTATTAAGGATAAACTTAGCGACTATCAGATAGTTTTTCTCAATAGAGCAAAAAATGCAGGAGCATTGTGTTACCTTGCAACTGATAACAAGGGCATCCCTGAACTTAACATATGGGTCTGACAAAGAACGATATCATAGCAGGTCTATACACGGACAAGGATATAGACAATGCCATCAAGAAGATGCAACCTTTTGAGTTGCAGGATGACTTGAGGCAAGAGATGTTTATGGTACTTTGCGAAATGGATGACATAAAGTTTATGTCAATGCATACGGGTGGATTCCTAAAGTTCTACTTGGTCCGCACAATGCTTTCAATGATTAAATCCGATAGGTCAACTTTCTTTAATAAGTTCCGCAGGGTGTTTACGGAATGGACCGAGAAACACGATGCACCCGATGTAAGTGATACCATACAAACCGATGAGATAACTGTAAAACTGAATAATTCTTTAAAGATTCTCCATTGGTATGAACTTGAAATCCTTAGACTATATTCCGAGAATGGGCATAACATAATGAGTCTTTCAAGGGATACTGGCATCCCTTATCGTTCCCTTATGAAGACCATTAAGAAGACAAAGACATTACTTAAATATAAAATCAAAAACCATGTTACTCCTTAAAATTGTTATCGCAACGCTTTTCTTTGTTTTTTACATTATTGATATGGCAAGACTTCCCGAGAAGTTAAAGGTCAATTATAAACCATTTAACTGCAATATGTGCCTTTCCGTATATATTGCCATCGCTTTGTATTTATTGCCAGTAGTGGTCCTTAATTGCGTTTTAGTGGCATTTGTCGCAGGGGTATCTGCTCCACTATTTAGAAACCTTATGAATAACATATTCTTTAAAAAATGATATTCAAAGACATTAGTCATTAATAAATTAATCACAATGGAATCAGGAATCAATTATTTAATCAGTCATGCTTTTTGTCAGAATTGCAGTTACAAATGGACTGCGGTAGTTGAAGTTGAGTACATACAATTGACAGAAAATAAAGAATATAAAATGCCTGAATTTTTAGAATGCCCCGAATGCAAATCTGAGTTTGCTGATTATAGCGGAATAATTACTGATGAACAATTTAAAAATAAATATTTTAAAAAATAAACTATGGCACAACAAACGGCAGTTGAATGGTTGATGGATAGAATAAAGAATCAGCACCTGTATGGTTTTACTCCATTACATGAATTAGAAGAACAAGCAAAATCAATGGAGATAGAGCGTTTAGAAGATTGTTGGATTGCTGCTGAACAATCTGAAGATTCACAAACATTTTTTAATTACTACAACGAAACCTATAACAAATGACACAGGAAGATGAAAAGTTTATTCGTGACAATATCTACAACTTTGAATGTGTAAAGATTGGGTTTATGAAGAACCTTCCCTTGCACATCTTGGTAGGATATGAGCAGATTTATCGCAGATACCTTGATGGTGGTTTTATCCTGACAAGTTGGTGTGCGAACTGCGTAGCAGACATGATGAAGAGATTGAGTAACTATTGGGATATTTACCAAGCATCCAAGTTGCTTGATGCAGAAGTTGTACAAGAATTTGTACAAGTACCGAAAAAGAAAGGCAGACCATTTAAAAACAAGCAATGAGAATCATAACAGTTGGTCAAAGAAACTCGGGGGTTTCATTCCATCGGTTGTTCAATCCTTTAATATACTTGCCAAAGGATTACGCAATGATGACTGATGTACTAACCGAGGAAGAACTTGAAAAAGGGTATGACATACTTTTTATCAATCGTTACATAGCAGGGATGGAGGTTGATGAGGTTGTAAGATTAAGGGAGAAGTACGGATTCAAGTTGGTAGTTGATGTGGATGATTATTGGAACTTAGATGCATGGCATATCCTTTACGGCAAATATCCTACTCAAAAGGTCATTGACCATATCAAGGTGGCAGACTTGGTAATATGTTCTAACAATGATTTAGCGGTTCAAATTGATGAACTAAACAATAAATGGATAGTTATACCAAACGCATTACCTTATGGAGAGGACCAGTTCACAGATGTAAAGACCGAATCAGAAAAGGTCCGCTTTGTTTATGCAGGTTCGGTAACACACGAGAAGGACATTGCAATCCTAAAGAATCCAATGAAAAGAGTTGCAGGGGATTCTATGGTAAAGAATAACTCAAACTTTATCCTTTGCGGATATTCGGAAGATAAGAACGTATCAGAAGCATGGGGCAGAATGATTAATGATTATATGTGTGGGTTCAAGGTTGATGGGTACATACGGGGTGCGTTACCAGTGGACCAATACATGAACTTTTACAATGAGGCAGATGCTTGTCTTGTCCCTTTAGTAGATTCCAAGTTTAACTCAATGAAATCTAACCTAAAGGTCTTGGAGGCAGCAACTAAGAATGCACCTGTAATCTGTTCCAATGTTAAACCTTATTCCCAATGTAAATATATCATCCCTGTAAACAATCAATCAGATTGGTTCATAAATATTAAAAAAGTTGTCAAAGATGCTATTTATAGAAAGGAGATGGGGATTGCAAATGGGGAATGGTGTAGAGAGAACTTTAACTTAGTCAAGGTAAATAAATTAAGAACACAAATATTTAACGCATTATGAAAGCAACATTAACCTTTGACCTTGACGATTACGATGATGGCATTGCACATTTAAGATGTATTCAATCATCTGATATATGCATGGTCTTATGGAACTTTATGAATAACACAAGAGAAGAAGTAACTGAGAAAGCATTAAAAGATGAACTTGATATAGATGATGCAGTTAATTCTGCTTACCATAAGTTATGGGAGATGTTAGATGAAAAGAGTATTAACATAGATAAACTTGTAGACTAATGGATAAGGTACTTATCGCAATGGCAGTGCATGACACTGAAGAGAATAAAAGGTCAGAACTAACTGAAAAGGTCCTAAATGAATTACATTTTCAGCATATCTTTTATGACCATGAGTTTTGGATTATAGATAATAACTCTTGCCAGGCAACAAAGGATATTATAAAAGAATATGCAGCAGATGGTTTTGTAAATGTAATAACCAATGAAGAAAACATTGGAACGGCAGAAGCGATTAATCTTGCTTGGAAGAATCGTAAACCAGGTCAGCACTGCATCAAGATGGACAATGATGTAATCATAGACAATTATGATTGGGTGAAAGATATGGTGGAGGCAATTGAACGTGAACCTAAGATAGGTATTGTAGGACTGAAGCGGAAAGATTGTTGGGAAGAACCGAATCACGCACTACCTGATTGGAGAAGTGAATTAATTATGCTACCACACTTCGCAGGTCAGAGATGGATAATAGTTGAGAAGTGCCATCACATAATAGGTACTTGTCAGATGTACTCCTCCGCTTTGCTTGACAAAATAGGTTACCTTTGCCAACCTAACCTCTACGGATATGATGATGTCCTTGCATCTCATAGGTCAACAGTTGCAGGGATGTGGAATGTGTTCTTGCCTCATATTGAAATTGAACACATAGACAAGGGAGAAACGGAATACCAAACGTGGAAGGAGAAGCATAGTGCAGAGGTAACCCAACAGGTAATTAAGATGACCCATGAATACTATCACGGAACAAGACCAATATACTACAATCCTTTCCAATGAAAGTAATAGTTTCACTTGACAATCCGAATCACGCAGGTTGGTTAAAGTTTGAGGAATCCCTTAAACAACACGGATGGTCCTATCATCCAATCGTAAGGGAGTGGAAAGGGTTTGGCACAAAGATAATCGGACTTTACGAGTACCTATGCTCAACCGATATAGATGAATTCATTTACTTGGATGCCTACGATAATTATTGCATAGCAAGTCCCCATGAGTTTAAGTTTAAAAAGAAAGTTTACCCAATTATAATATCAAGCGAAAAAGGATGCTATCCCGACACGCATAAGATGGGAATGTTTCCAGTAGTAAATCACGAATGGAAGTTTCTAAATAGCGGACAGATATACGGCAATAAGGAACACTTCATTAGTGTTTACAATAGTAATCCTCCGAGGTTTGAGGATGATGACCAAAGATGGTATACCGACAGATTCCTAAATATGAGGTCTACCATAGGACTTGACTATTGTAATATCTTTCAATCGGTTGCGTTTGAGGTAGAAGGTGACTTTACCCTAACTTACAATAGATTGTACAACAATAAAACACATACCTTCCCTATGTTCATTCACGGGAATGGCAAGACTGACATGAGCAAATTTTATCTATTATGACACCAAAAGAAAAAGCAGCATACTTGGTATTAAAGTATATGTCAAAAGTTGTAAGCAAGAATGTCGCAAAAGAATGTGCATTGGTTTGCTGCGATGAAGTTTTAAGTTATATGGGAGCAGATATAGGTACCGAATTTTGGCAAGAAGTTAAAAAAGAAATAGAAGCAATATGATGGAATGGATAGTAAAAGAATACACAGACAAGGTCAACGCAGACCAAGAACTTAAAGAGTATAGGGACTGGATTGAAGCAAATGCATTCGGATTCGGGGAAAGATGCTTTATTTGGATGTGGAATGAGATAGTTCAAAAGATGCCTCAAGAGTTCACCTTTATGGAGATTGGAGTCTTTAGAGGTCAGATTCTCGGATTGATACGGATATTAGCGGATAGACACGGAAAGAAGGTTAGGCGAATAGGGATAACACCTCTTGACACATCGGATGGTCATTGGGAATCTGACTACGAAGCAGACATTAAGAAACTACATGACACCTTTAAGATTGCCAATGATTATGAAATAATCACATTGGATTCAACTAATCCCGTTGCGGTGAATCTTGCCTCTCAGAATCCTCCTGATGTACTTTACATTGATGGAGGGCATACCTATGAGGTTGTAATGGCAGACCTCAAGAACTACTTGCCTATTCTAAAGGTAGGTGGTACACTTGTCATTGATGACTGCAATAACGCAATCCCAATGCCATTTGGTTACTTCGCAGGGATTCAATCGGTATCAAACGCAGTGGACCAATTCCTCCCAAGAGAAGGACAAACGGAACAATGGAAGCATGAACTTAACCTGGTACATAACAGAGTATTAACTAAACTAAAATAATGAATCCAATCACAGTTAAAATCAGCGAAGTAAAGTCTAACCCGAACAATCCAAGAATTATAAAGGATGATAAGTTCCAAAAGTTAGTCAAGTCAATCAAGGAGTTCCCAGAGATGCTTAACATCCGACCAATCGTGGTCAATGCCGATATGGTTGTACTCGGTGGCAATATGCGACTTAGAGCGTGTAAGGAAGCAGGACTTAAAGAGGTAGCAATAATCAAAGCAGAGGACCTGACAGAGGACCAACAGAAGCAGTTTATTATCAAGGATAATGTCGGGTTTGGAGAATGGGATTGGGAAGACCTTGCGAATAATTGGGATGCTGAACAGTTGACAGATTGGGGGTTGGATATACCCGACTTTAAATCTGAAGTCCTTGAAGCAGAAGAAGATGAGTTTGAAGTACCTGATGGTGGAATTGATACAGATATCGTTCTTGGGGATTTGTTTGAGATAGGTGAGCATCGTTTACTTTGTGGCGATTCAACAGATAGCGACCAAGTTGCAAAGTTGATGAACGGAGAGAAGGCAGATATGGCATTTACAAGTCCACCATATAATGCAGGTAAAAGTGAGGCATTGAGTGGTAATACTCACACAACTGACAATAAATATAATGAGTACAACGATAATCAAACAAAAGATGCTTATTTAGATTTATTGATAGGATTTACAAATAATGCTTTATTGTTTAGCGAATATTTGATATGCAATATTCAAAGTTTAGCAGGTAATAAAATTGCATTAATTGAGTATCTTAATGAATATAAGAATCAATTTATTGATGTAGCAATATGGGATAAGGGACACGGGGCACCTGCAATGGCAGAAAATGTAATGACATCCGCTTGGGAATATATGTTTTTTATTTCATCTAAAGAAAAAGCATCAAGGGCAATACCAAATGCAAATTTTAGAGGAACTGTTCCAAATATTTACAGAGGTAAACCAAATAGGAATAATCAATTTTCACACGTTCACGCTGCAACATTCCCAATAGATTTGCCTGAATGGGTATTACAATTTACAAATGAAAATAATATTATATTGGACCAATTCTGCGGAACAGGAACAACAATGGTTGCGTCACACCAACTCAAACGCAAGTGCTATGGGATGGAACTTGACCCTAAATATTGTCAGGTTATAGTGGATAGGATGATGAAACTTGACCCGACTTTGGAGGTGAAGAGGAACGGGGAGAAGTATACTAAAACAATGGACTAACAATGGCAAAGCGAATCAAGCAACAACACGGAGGCGAAATACAGAATTGGGATAAGGGAGTGTCAGGGAACCCAAACGGAAGACCGAGGAAGTATGTATCACTTCTGAAAGAGCAGGGGTATAAGTTAGCAGAGGTAAACGATTGCATCCAAGCAATTATGTCAATGGATATGCAGGAACTTAAATCGGTATGGGATAACCCGAAAGCAACTGTATTGGAGAAGACCATTGCAGGGGCATTGAGGAAGTCACTTGAGAAGGGAAGTCTTTATTCAATAGATACCTTACTTACCAGGGTGTACGGCAAACCGAAGGAAACGGCACACATTACCAATGATGGGAAGATTGAGGTGGTGTTCACTAAGGGTAAAACGATTCTATGATAATTGAACTTCCCGAAGCACATAAGAACCAGGAAACAATAATTGAATCCCCTGCAAGGTTCAGGGTGGTCATGTGTGGTAGGAGGTTCGGCAAGTCTGAACTCTCACAGGTAGAGATTATCAAGAATGCCATTGTAGGGCAAACTGTTGCCTATATTACCCCGACTTATAACCTTGCCAAGACTTTCTTTGATAAACTTGCTAAAGCAGTTCCTTTCGCCTCTAATCGGTCCGATTTGACTATTGAGTTCCCTAATGGAGGTTCGGTTCAGTTCTTTACAGGGGAGAGGTTAGATAACCTGCGAGGTAGGAAGTTTCACCTGGTTGTGGTAGATGAAGCAAGTTTTATCCCTGACCTTGAGGGGGGTTGGTTAAATAGTATTAGACCTACCTTAACGGATTACAAAGGGAAGGCATTATTCCTCTCAACTCCAAAGGGTAAGAACTACTTTTACTCTTTGTTTATGAAAGGAAACGGAGGGGAGGAAGATTGGCAATCGTTTAAGTTCAGCACCTATGACAATCCATACATAGATAAGTCAGAGGTTGATAGTGCAAGGATGCAACTACCAGAGGTAGTCTTTGAGCAAGAGTACATGGCAAACCCTGCTGAGAACGCTGCCAATCCTTTCGGGTCTGCTTACATTCGCCAATGCATCTTCCCGATGTCTACCAATCAAGTTGCTTGTTACGGCATAGACCTTGCCAAAGCGGTTGACTGGACTGTAGTGATAGGACTTGACAAGAATGGGTCTGTGTGCCATTACGAACGCTTTCAAAGGGATTGGAGGCAGACTAAGGAGTACATTGTCAATCTACCTAAAGCACCCATCCTGATGGATAGTACGGGGGTAGGTGACCCAATCTTTGAGGATATGCAAAGGGAGGGTCTTGATGTGCAAGGGTATAAGTTTAGTTCTACCTCAAAACAAATGCTTATGGAAGGTCTTGCATCCGCTATTCACCAAAGGAAGATTACATTCCCACCTGGTCCTATCGTGGATGAACTTGAGATATTTGAGTATCAGTACACCTCATTCGGGGTAAAGTACTCCGCACCTCAAGGATTCCATGATGACTGCGTGGTTAGTCTGTCCCTTGCTTGGCAACATCTTCAGAAGAATGTGGGGAGTGGGAGGTATAGTTTTGCATAATGGGGGGAAGTCGGGGGGAAACTACTTTTTTTAAAATAATCTGCTAAAAAAGTTAGTTATCTAAAATATTTAGTATTTTCGCATAGTCAATCCGATTAGGTAGTCTCAGTACATATTCGGGTTTGATTCATGCAACCCGCATAAATTAGACCCACCTGCTGAGACCAGTGTGGGTTCTTTTTTTACCCTAACTTTGGATGACCTGCAAGTAGTTGCCTACCTCTCAAAGTTCTGAATTCAAGGAGTTTAAATCTGTTAAATGAAAAGAAGGATGTAACTTTTTCCCTTTTCAGCCGACTAACCCGATTGCCTATGTGACGGAGTAGATGGTCAGTAGTTGTTTCCTATTGGGGGTAGGGGGCAACTTCTGTTCTGACCAACTTCCCTCATAACCTTGTTCGGGAGTAGATTAAGATTACCTTA